TGGCAAGATCAAGGAGTATGTATATAAGACTGACTTAGGAGCTAAGAAGCGTATCAATAAAATCATGGATGAGGTCTTTGAACCTACTAACATCACGATATGTGATGCACATAGAATACATTACTTACCATTCAACACAGCTAACACGGAGGTACAAACTGATGACATGCAAGACTATGAAGACGAGTATGATCCCTTCTAATGATATCTACACGTATGAGAAACAAGCATTAGATTCTCTACCAACTGATCACCCACACTATGAAGAAATAAAAGACTTATTAATTAAACAAATTAATGATGACTTAAAAACACATGCCAACCCCAGCACAGATTGATGAGCAAATTAAACTAGAACGAGACCAAATAGCTCAGGGACTTAAGCGATTACACAAGAACACTAGACAACTAGAGGAAAAGAGTTATGGTTCAGCTACTGTTTATGGTATTACTTCTATTGATGAGTTACTACCTAATGTAGTAGATGCTATTAAAGATACTAATTCAAGAATTCATAAAGGTCACAATGGTAGAGCATTTAAAGAGATACATCAATACCTAGCTGACCTTGAACCATTAGCTGCTGCTGCTATTGCATGTAAGCTAACCTTTGATAAAGTATTTAGTATTAAAGAGAATAGTAACCAATTAATCACAGTCAGTGAGTCGATTGGGCAAGCTATAGAGAATGAGTGTCAAATGAGATACTATGAAGCTAAAGCACCAGCATTACTACATACATTAAAGGAGAACTATTGGCATAAGTCATGCGGTACTCATCAAAAGATGGTAGTTATCCAAACTCTTATGAATAAATCTGAGATTAAAACTTGGATACCATGGGGTAGATCTATTAGAATTAAGCTTGGTACTTGGTTATTAGATTGTATTATGCTTACAAGTGGTTGGTTCTATAAAGATATGCGTCAACAAGGACGTAAACGAGTTAACTATATAGTACCTACACCTGAATTCATAGCTATCAAAGATCAAGTTATGAATGATGCTGAACTATTTGCACCATTAGCATGGCCTATGCTCATTGAACCTAATGACTGGGGTGAAAAGCCAGGTGGTTACTTACTTAATGAGGTAATGAAAGGTCATGCTATGGTTAGGCGTGGTGATAACGGGTGTATACAGGGAGAAAAACCTATAGCTTTCTTGAACAAGATTCAGAAGGTAGGGTACAAGCTCAACCCATTTGTTGTAAACGTAGCTGAACAGCTCTACGAAAGGGGTATAAGTGTAGGAAAGTTTATACCTATAGTTGAGTTACCACTCCCTCCAAAACCTCCTGATATAGCAGAGAACAAGGACGCACGTAAAGCGTATCGTAGAGCTGCTGCAGAGGTCATGAACACTAATGCTGGTGCATTCAGACGTTCATGTAGAACTAGAATGACTATGGAGGCAGTTAGAAAGTTTAAAGGTAAAGAGTTCTTTATTCCGTGGTCTTTTGATTACAGAGGTAGAGCTTACCCTATACCTGCGTTTCTAACTCCACAAGATACTGACTTTGGTAAATCACTTTTGATCTTCTCTAATGAAGAAGTAATGGGTGATGATGCTGAGAAATGGTTAGCGTTCCAAGTAGCTACAACTTATGGTTTAGATAAAGAGACTTGGGATGTTAGACAGAGTTGGGTTAAAGCTAACGAATGTTTAATAACTAGAGTAGCTAAATTTCCTATTGAGTCTATGGCTGAATGGGAAGTAGCAGATGAGCCGTGGCAATTTTTAGCGGCGTGTGAGGAGTACTATGCGGTAGTAACTAAACAGTTAAGACGACACACACGACTACCAGTTGCCACGGACGCTACATGTAGTGGTCTTCAGATCCTTGCTGGCTTAGCAAGAGACCGCACGACAGCACAACTCGTCAATGTGTTGCCGTCTGATAAACCACAGGACGCATATAAGGTAGTAGCTGATACTGCTAAACCTCATATACCTGAATATTTGCATAGAATATGGGATAGATCCCGAGTCAAGAGAACCGTGATGACCATACCCTATAATGCAAAGCCCTTCTCGAACCGTTCCTACATCAGGGACGCATTGAAAGAAGGTGGTATAGAGATAGAGAAAGATGACTTAACACTCACAGTCAAAGCTGTTAGAGATGCTATGCATCAGATAGTTCCTGGCCCTATGGCTGTTATGTCATGGATAGAAAAGGAAGTATCTAAAAAGTTTAAAGGTAAAACTAATTTAACTTTAAAATGGACTACACCCTCTGGATTTATTGTCAACCAAAAGATTCAGAAGAAGAAAATTGAGACATTAAACCTACAATTACTAGGTAGATGTGAGATTAGAGTAGCTACAGATGATCCTGATGCTGCTGACATGTCTAGACACAAGGCTGCTACTGCACCAAATCTTATTCACAGTCTAGATGCGACACTGTTACATTTCAGTGCGTTAAAGTTCTGTGGACCGATAGCACTGATACATGATAGTGTATTATGTAGAGCAACCGATATGACTGCTTTATCTAGTATAGTAAGAGAGACCTACATGGAACTCTTTGCTAAACGAGATTACCTTACTGAGTTTGCTTCAGCTATTGGAGCAACTACCAAACCACCGATCATCGGAGATTTAGAACCCTCTGAAGTGATTGATTCCACTTATTTTTTCTGTTAAATGAACCACTATTCATTATTTGATAGTTTCTTCGCACCACCTACTATAGTTGTGGTCTCTGAGGAAAGGCTTAAGAAAGCTGAATTAGAGCAAAAAAGAAAACAATTAAATGCTGTTGATGCGAGACTCACTGAACTTAGAGAGTATCGTCAATCGTTAGCTAAAGAGATTGATGAACTAGATATGCCTCAATCACTAGAGGAGGCTTTAACTGGTGAGTAGAACTATCCACACCACTGATAAACCTGTCACACTTGAGGGATTTCAAGCTGTACTAGCTCCTAGTAAGTTTGGATATTCTCTCTCGGCTGTAGTCGGTAATGATATTATCGACACCTTAGAAAGTGAAAGAGCTGATGTCTTAAAGTGGGCTGAGTCAAAACTCAAGAACCCTAAGAGATCTACTCTTAAACCTGAACCATGGGAAGAGGTCTCCGATGGTAAATATAAATTAAAGTTCTCATGGAGTGAGGACAAACGCCCACCTGTAGTAGACACAGAGGGAGTACCCGTAACAGATGCAAAAACACCATTATACGCAGGGTCTACAGTTAAACTTGGCTTCTATCAGAAACCATATATCCTTAGAGATGGAGTTACCTATGGTAGTTCTCTTAAGCTTGTTGGTGTACAAGTTGTCTCAATAAAAGGTGAGGCAGGTGTAGATACTGGAGATTTAGATGCTAATGAAGTAGCTGAGTTATTTGGCACTACATCAGGATTCAAAACTAGTGATCCTAACGTAACACCAGCTGCCACTATCGATGAAGAAGAAGAAGACTTCTAAATACAGATCAGGACTAGAAGAGCAGGTAGCAAACCTGCTTGAAGGTCTTGGTGTAACCTATGAATATGAAAGTAAACGAGTTCCTTACACTATACAACATAATTATTGTCCTGATTTCGTATTACCTAATCATGTTCATCTTGAAACAAAGGGTTATTGGGACGCAGCTGATCGCCGTAAGATCAAGGCCGTCAAGCAAGACAACCCAGACTTAGACTTAAGGATGGTGTTTCAAGCACCATTTAATAAAATTAGTAAAAAAAGTAAGACAACTTATGCTATGTGGTGTGATAAACATGACATACCATGGACGTCTTTCCATAACATACCAATCGAATGGTTAATCTAACCAGCGAATTCGTTAGGCACATGCCTTGCAGTAATTGTGGATCATCAGATGGTAAAGCAATGTACTCTGATGGTCACACATACTGTTTCGTCTGTCACGATAGAACAGGCGGTGACAATGATGTTATTCACAGTCAAAGAATGACTAAAACTGTACACCTTACAGGTTCAGCCGAACGGTTGCAAAAACGTAATATATCTGAGAAGACTAATCAGTTTTATCAAATTTATAGAGATGGAAACACATTAAGATTTCCTTACTATGATGACTCAGGTATATTGCAGGGTGTTAAAATAAAAGCCAAACCAAAGGACTTTCGATATGAAGGAGTTTCCACTGACACTTTATTTGGTCAGCATAGGTTTCCTACTACTGGTAAACGGATTGTTATTACTGAAGGTGAACTAGATGCAGCGAGCTGTTATGAAGCAATGCCAGGATGGCCGATGGTCTCGCTACCACACGGAGCTGCCAGTGCTAAAAAAGATTTACAAAAACAAATCCCATTACTACAGGGCTATAAAGAAATTGTACTCTTATTCGATTCCGATGAGGCAGGTAGTAAAGCAGCGAAGGATGCGGCTGGCGTCTTACCAGCTGGCAAGGTTAAGATCGCTAGAATCGAGCCCTATAAGGATCCATCAGAGGCGTTGCAGGCTAATGATGCTGAAGCGATACGAAAGGCTATTTGGAACGCTGAAGAGTACCGACCTGATGGGATTATTGAAGGAAAAACGCTTCAATCGTTAGTCACTACACCATTACCACCATCAGATCATGACTATCCTTTCAGAGGACTACAAGATAAACTGCACGGGATTAGGTATCAGGAGCTTACAACAATTACTTCTGGATCTGGACAGGGCAAATCCACGTTCTGTCGTCAACTTGCAGTTAACCTACTCACCCAAGGAGAAAGGGTCGGGTACTTGGCACTTGAGGAATCAAATAGGAGAACCGCACTTGGATTAATGTCCACAGCTGTAGGTAAATCATTACACATTGGAGAACATGAACGAACCGACCTCGAAGAGCATTTTCGTGATACCATTGCTAATTGGCATCTTTACCTTTTTGACGGCTTTGGTTCTTTTGATCCGGACGTTATTTACAATCGGATCGAATACCTTGCCAGTGGATTGGAGTGTCGTATTATATTCCTTGATCACTTATCCATACTCTTAAGTGGTCTTGATGGAGACGAACGACGCACCATAGATATCACCATGACCAGACTACGATCACTAGTTGAACGTACTGGTATTGCACTATTCTTAGTATCACATTTACGGAGAAGTAATAATGATAGGACTTCGCACGAAGAGGGAGGTAAGGTGTCCTTATCCCAGCTCCGCGGATCTGCGGGCATCGCTCAACTTAGCGATCAAGTCATTGCCCTCGAACGAAATCAACAGTCCACAGATGAACGAGATATTGCGACTCTTAGAATTATTAAGAACCGCTATTCTGGTGAAACGGGATTCGCAGGGAAAATAAAATTTGATTTAGAAACCTCACGATTCACTGATTATGAAACTACGGAATCACCAATTTTCAACCCAACCACGGATTTTTGATGGTGGGTATGAACATCCATGGTATAAACATTTAGATAAAGAATTGAAATCACCTAACCCACCTAGCAAAGAAGCAATTGAAAAAGCCAAGTTCGTCGATAAAACCTACCAATGGAGTGGGGACAATCGTATTCGATCTGGAAACAAACGGTCTTCTAAATGAAGCGACCCGAATACATTGTCTTGCGTTACACTGGGGAAACGATCAAAGGACGGAAACCTACAACGATGAGCCGTATACCACTCCTACAAAAGACTTACCGATGGGTACGAACTACTCTATCACGACGGGTCTTGGATGGTTGGAAACGGCTGATATTCTTATCGGGCATAATATCATCGGTTATGATATACCTGTTATTAAAAATCTCTATCCTTGGTTTTCCCCTAGTGGTATTATTATTGATACCCTTATTCTATCTCGCTTATATCATCCGAATTTACTCGATATAGATAAGAAGCATGTGTGGAAACATATGCCTTTACAATTATATGGACGTCACAGTCTAGAAGCCTATGGACATAGGTTGAATGAATACAAAGGAAACTTTTCTAAGACTACAGACTGGAAAGAATGGAGTCAAGAGATGCAAGACTATTGTGTTCAAGATGTTAAAGTCACTAGAAAATTATGGAATCACTTCCTCCCATACCTGAATGGGTCTCGTTAGAGCATCAGGTAGCACAGATTCTTACACAACAGGAGCAACATGGATGGTATTTTGATGAGCAAGCTGCACGGGAACTTGAATCGTCTCTCAGAAGAGAGTATGAAGAAACTAGTAAACTACTACGCGACAGGTATCCTTACGTTAGCGGATCAGTATTTACTCCTAAGCGAGCTAATCGGACCAAAGGCTATGTCGCTAATGCTCCATTCACCAAACTCAAGGAACTAAACCCCACCTCACGGGATCATATAGCATGGATACTTTCCACACATTACGATTGGCAACCATCCTCACTGACGAATTCAGGGAAGGCGGTTATAGACGAGACCGTATTGAAAGATATTGGAACGGATATAGCTCTTCAGTTTCTGACACTACTGGATCTGACCAAAAAGCTTGGGATGATATCAGAAGGCGTGAACGCATGGCAGAAGCTTGTTACGACGTCTAACCGAATACATCACCATTGTTCAGTAGCAACCGCTACATTTAGATGTGCTCATAGATCTCCAAATCTAGCCCAAGTGCCGAGTGATGAACGATTCAGAAGACTTTTCACTGCAAGCCCTGATCTCCACATGGTCGGGTGTGATCTTGCTGGTGTTGAGCTACGGATGCTTGCCCATTATCTTGCAAGATGGGATGGAGGTAGGTACGCAAAAGTGTTATTGCATGGTGACATACACCAAGAAAATGCTGACAAGATTGGCGTATCCCGAAAATTGGTCAAGACAATTTCCTACGCATTCTTGTATGGAGCTGGAGATCAAAAACTAGGTATGTCATATGATAAACAACTATCCCCAGAGAAAGCCAAGAAGAAAGGCAAAGAGATCCGTAAGGCTTATATCGATGCCATCCCAGGTCTTGAGAAACTCTTGGAAGGGGTACACAAAGCTAGTGAGAAAGGTTTTGTCCGTGGTATAGATAAACGTAAGATACTTGTTGATTCAAAACACAAGTCTTTAAACTATCTTATCCAAGGATCATCAGCTGTACTCGCTAAAAAATGGATGCTATTAACCCATGAAAATTTACCACCAACTGCTAAACAACTTGCATTCGTTCATGATGAACTACAATTTGAATGTAAAGAAGAAGACGTAGAAGATCTCAAGTTCTTACTTGAATTATCTGCAACCCAAGCTGGTGAGTATTACAACTTACGATGTCCTATAGCAGCAGAATCTAAATCAGGTTCTACTTGGGCAGATGTTCACTAATGTATGAAACTATTAATTGATGCCGATTTTATCGTCTATAAAGCGTGTGCTGCAGCAGAATCAGAAGTTGATTTTGGCGACGATGTTATTCTTGTTACCAGTAACTTTGACGATGCATACGGTGCTACAGAACGAGAACTTACCAAGATCAAAAACAATTTTGGGGAATTCTCCGATATAATACTGTTTTTTTCTGACAGTAAAAACTTTAGAAAACAAATTGAAAAGTCCTATAAAGGACATAGAAACCGTAAGAAACCTTGCGGATATAAACGTGTTATTAATGCGTTAAAAGAAAAGTATAAGGTTATTATTAAACCTACTCTTGAAGCAGATGATGCCATGGGCATTTATGCTACAAAATTTCCTGGTAATTGTATTGTATCTCCTGATAAAGATATGAGACAGATACCTGGTAAACTATATAACTTTGATGAAGTATTCACAGTCAGTAAAGAAGATGGTGCTAAATGGCATTTAGTACAAGCTTTAGCTGGAGATCAAACTGATGGATATGGAGGAGTGCCAGGGATCGGCGTTAAACGAGCTACTTCTTTATTTGAAGAGCATGGTTACAGTTGGAAAACTGTATTAAAAGCGTTCGATGATAAGAATCTAACTGAACAAGAGGCATTAGTTAATGCTAGACTTGCTCGTATATTAACTGCTGATGATTATGACTTCACAAAAAAAGAACCAATCCTCTGGTCCCCCGCCACCGATTACAAAGTTAACAACTGAACAAGAATTTAAAATGAGGCAGCTAGAAATAGCACTGCCTAAAGACGAAACAAAAAAAGAAGATATAATAACTATCTTTTTAGCCTTACAAAGACAGAACTTTGTATTGATTAATTCCATCACAAATTTATTAGCAAAATGGCCAAAGGACCAGCGTATTACCAACGAGGTCATACCGATGTTTGGGATTTTATTAGAGAACAAGGACTCAACTTCCATTTAGGAAATGCTATTAAGTATATCTGCCGTGCAGGTTACAAAGATAGCAAGATACAAGACTTAGAAAAAGCTATCCACTATTTAGAAAACGAACTCACCCATGAAAAAGACCTTTATTTCCGAACAAGCCAAGGAATTTCGCAAGACATACAATCTGAAATCGTCGAAAACGAAAGACAAGCGTTCATATCAGAAGAATCTGATCGTAGAGGAATTTAAAGAGTTTTTAGAAGCTGAAGGTTTATTGTTTAGAAAAAATCTAGATATAGAATCAGAAGCTTTAAAAGAACTAGCTGATTTAGTTTATGTATGTTATCAATACGCTGAAAACATGGGATGGTTATTAGATGAAGCACTTGATAGAGTTCATCTTAGTAACATGTCTAAACTAGATGAAAAAGGGAAACCAATATATAGAGACGACGGTAAGGTTCTTAAGGGACCAAATTATAAACCACCAACTTTAACAGACTTAGTTTGAAATGACCACAGAACTTATCTCCCGCACTGGTCGGGTCCAATCATGGTTGGATAACCCAGAATCAAGACTTCCAGTGAGTTGCACTGTATTTGTCGTTGAAGACTCAATGGAGGGTCCAGAGGGCATAGAGGCTAGCTGGAGATTCGCTTCACATGCACTAAGACATGGGGCAGGGTGTGCAATACACCTATCTAAATTACGTCCTAAAGGACACGAGAATGGAAAAGGCTTAACAGCTAGTGGTCCAGTCTCATTCGCTAAAATTTACTCAACATTAAATGAAACACTCAGAAGAGGCGGGGTCTACAAGAACGGGGCTATCGTGGCTCATATTGATATTGACCACCCCGATGTTATTGAGTTCGTGCAAACTCCTAGATCTGAACTCCCTTGGATCAAAAGGTGCATCGACCTTGATGGAAAACTCTGGAATCAAGCAGATGCCCGAGTTAAAGACGCCATCCTCCATGGAATTAAATCAGGGGACATTTGGCTTAACAAAATAAAATACGATAACAATGGAAAACGCATCTACGGGAACGTGTGTCTTGAGGTTTACCTGCCCTCACGCGGAACATGCTTGTTACAACATGTCAATCTCTCTGCCTGTACAATCGATGACATCGCAACGGGTTTCACTGAAGGTATGCTCGAGTTGTGCGAGCTCCATGGTAGGACAGGTGTTGGAGCAACTGGAGAATACTTGCCAGCTGATCTCGACCGCCAAGTTGGCTTAGGTATGCTAGGTCTAGCTAATCTACTAAGAAAATATAAGGTAACTTATAAAGAATTCGGTGTAGCACTAGCTAAAAGAATCAATGGTGGAATACCTGAGACAGTAGCAGATGCTATTGCACAACAATTAGAAAAAGGTATAGAGTTAGCTGCTGAAATAGCACGTGAACATAACATGGTAAGAGCCTTTGCAATAGCTCCTACTGCCTCTTGTTCGTACAGAAGTAAGGACTTAGATGGATTTACCTCTACACCTGAAATTGCACCTCCTATAGCCCGTTCTGTGGACAGAGACAGCGGAACATTTGGAGTAGAACATTATGATTATGGTGATGTAGAGATCGCCAGCGAAGTCGGTTGGGACGCATATAGAAGCGTTACTGACGGCATCGTGACACTATTAAATAATACGGGACTTCTTCATGGCTACAGCTTTAACTCTTGGAGTGATGTTGTAGAATACGATCGTCAATTCGTCGAAGAGTGGTTACTTTCACCTCAAACCTCCCTTTACTACAGCCTTCAGGTAATGGGTAACGTACAAGATAAAACTAGTGCATATGCTGCTTTAGAAGAAGAGGACGTAACTGATTACTTGCAGGACATTTTAAATAAAGAAGAATTACCCTGCGATTGTCAAGAATGAAAGACCCTTATGCAAAATTACTCAATAGAAAGAGAACTTGGACACCAGTCCAAACTACAGCTGGTAAGCTTAAAGATGGAGCAGAAGAAACCATCTACCGTGCCCTTGCAATACGGCATATGGAGCTACCAGTTGGCGAGTTTGTTACAGAAGCACTTGAGAAAGATGTTCCCGACTCTGCACGAGTACTTCTAGAATCAAACGTTAAAGATGAAATTAAACATGATCAAGCCCTGGGTTACATAACTAATGCCCTGGGTGTTGATTCACAGTCAGAATATGAGGCTCTTAAGCTAAGAGATGCATGGGAGTCTCACCCTGACCATACAATATTAAAAGCTTTAGTAGCAGAACGTGCAATCTTCTTTGTTATCTTACCTTTTTTTAGGTTCTGTGGTGATGCTGGTCTTAGGACGACCTCGGCAGATATCTCCAGAGACGAGCAAATACATGTTGCCTGTAACTCTCTCGTATGTGCTGATATGGGTTTACGCTGGAGTAATTCTCTGGACAAACTTAGGAAAGCCACAATTAATTGGATATTCCAACCACTAGGTAGAAATACCTACGATAAATATTTGGACAAAAAATTCTGGCTGGATGCTAGTGATCGGTTAATGTATGAAGGTAAAGCACCTGAATTTTCTGAGACACAGCGAGCTAGAATGCCTGCCTTTTTTGAACATGCAAACACCAATCTCCCTCAATACTCTTAAGCTACACAACGATAGGTTAGATGAACTAATCAACAGACTTGAATCTCATTTCGGTTGGCAACCAGTTCATCCTAAAGAAAGTATTGAATCAATTATGTATAGATCTGGCCAAGCCAGTGTCATTGAATATATTAAATCTATTATGGATGAAGAAATCTAATGTGTTTATTCCGTACACCTAAAAGTCCACCACCTCCACCACCTTTACCCCCAGCACCACCACCACCTCAACCACCAGAAGCTCCAAATTTACCTTCAGCAGCGCCTTTAGAAGTTGATCCTGAGACACAGGTAAGAAGAGCTGAAAGTAAAAAAGCTAAGTCAGGTGATAAAAAAGGTACAGGTGCTTTAAGAATTCCACTTAAACCATCAGTTAATACAGGCATGACAACTCCAGCTGGAGGACTAAATAAATGAACGCACGTGAGAGATATGACATTTTAACTAAAGATCGTTCTCAGTTTCTGGACACTGCAGTTGAATGTTCTAAACTCACGTTACCTTATTTAATTTCAGACGATTTAACAACAAAACATAATCATAAAAGATTAATATCTCCTTGGCAATCAGTAGGTAGTAAAGCAGTTGTAACATTAGCAGCAAAACTAATGTTAGCTTTACTCCCTCCTCAAACAAGTTTCTTTAAGCTACAAGTCAGAGATGATAAGTTAGGTGAAGAGATACCACCAGAGATAAGGAGTGAATTAGATCTTTCCTTCAGTAAGATGGAAAGAATGGTTATGGATTACATAGCAGCTTCTAGTGATAGAGTTGTTATACATCAAGCATTAAAACATCTAATTGTAGGTGGAAATGCATTACTATTTATGGGTAAGGATGGTCTTAAGAACTTCCCACTTAATAGATATGTAGTTAACCGAGATGGTAATGGTAACGTTTTAGAAATAATAACAAAGGAACTAATAAGTCGAAAGGTATTAGGTGTAGAGCTGCCTGATCCTAAACCTAACCGCCCAGGCGAGGATGGAATGACAAGCTCTAATGGAGAAGACGTGGAAGTGTACACTTGCGTTAAGATGGACTCCAAAAGTGGTCGCTGGGTATGGCATCAAGAAGCTGATGATATGATGCTTCCTAATAGTCGTAGCACAGCACCAAAGAATGCAAGTCCATGGTTAGTTCTCCGATTCAATACGGTTGATGGTGAAGATTATGGTAGAGGAAGAGTCGAGGAATTCATTGGTGATTTAAAGTCACTTGAAGGACTGTCCCAAGCACTAGTAGAAGGTTCAGCATCGGCTGCTAAAGTAGTCTTCCTTGTATCACCTTCATCAACTACAAAACCAAAGACTCTAGCTGAAGCTGGTAATGGTGCAATCATTCAAGGTAGACCAGAGGATGTTACTGTCGTCCAAGTTGGTAAAACAGCTGACTTCAGCACAGCTGCACAGATGGCTCAGACATTAGAAAGAAGAATAGCTGAAGCATTTATGCAGTTAAATGTACGGCAATCCGAACGTACTACAGCTGAAGAAGTAAGACTTACTCAGCTAGAATTGGAACAACAACTGGGCGGGCTGTTCAGCTTACTCACTGTAGAGTTTCTAATACCATACCTCAACAGGACTCTCTTAATTCTACAACGTAATAAAGAGATACCTAACATACCTAAAGATCTAGTACGTCCACAAATTGTGGCAGGTGTTAATGCTTTAGGTAGAGGTCAAGATAGAGAAAGCTTAACCGCATTCATAACAACTATTGCACAGACACTAGGTCCAGAGGCATTGATGCAATTCATCAATCCTTCAGAAGCAATCAAACGTTTAGCAGCTGCACAAGGTATTGACATATTAAACTTAGTTAAAACTGAGCAGCAATTACAAGAAGAGATGCAACAACAACAACAAGATGCAGCTCAACAATCTTTAATTGAACAAGCAGGGCAAATGTCTAGTTCTCCATTAGTTGACCCTTCTAAAAATCCACAACTTCTTCCAGAAGAAGAACCACCTACTGAATAATTATGGCAGAAACATTAACATATGATCCTGGTACTGATGAAGTAACGAACACTGAAAGTCTATCTCAAGAGGAACAAGAATCTCTTAAGGTAGGTGAAGAGTTAAGTGAACAACAAGATCAATTACTTGCAGGTAAATATAAAGACGCTGAAGAATTAGAGAAAGCTTATGTTGAACTTCAAAAAAAATTTGGAGAAAAAAATTCAGAAGATAGCGAAACAACTAGCAGATCCAATGATACTAACGAAGCAGAAGAAGCGTCAGAAGAAACAGAAGAAACTGAGGAAGATTCTCCAGCACTTACGTTAATCAGAGAAGCTTCTGCTGAATACTATGATAATGACGGTTCACTTAAACCTGAAACTTTAGAAAAGTTTAATGAAATGAGCAGTCAAGATTTAGTTAGTGCTTATCTTCAAGCTCAAAAAGAAAACCCTCAACAACCTGCTCAACAACAAGAAATAGATGTATCAGATAATGATATAAATTCTATTAAGAATTCTGTTGGTGGCGAAGCTGAGTATGGTAAGGTAGTTCAATGGGCTAGTGAGAATTTAAATTCAAATTCCATTGAAGCTTTCGATCAACTTGTCAGTACAGGTAATGTAGAAGCTATTAAATTAGCTATTGCTGGATTGAAATCTCAATATGAAAATGCTAATGGATTTGAAGGTACCATGATATCAGGTAAAGCACCTAAAACATCAGGTAGTAATTTTAGAAGTCAAGCTGAGTTAGTACAAGCTATGAGTGATCCTAGATATGATAAAGACCCAGCTTACAGACAAGATGTAATAGATAAATTAGAAAGATCAGACAACTTACAATTCTAACGGAGATTTTATTATGGCAAGAGGAGACGGAACAGCTGTTGTAGGATATGATCCTGCTAACAGATCAAATGATATGCACGTAGAATATATGGTGCATGAAACAGGAGCTAGGTGGTTCATACCATACAATAATAATGCAAGTACTTCTGCTCAACTTGCTCAATGCGATAAGGTAGCTGGAGATACAGCTGATGGCTCAGTAGCAGCAAGCGAAACAGTAGCTTAAATAGTTATGGCGACCTGACAGTTCATCATCGCCATTTCCACTTGCTACTTTCAAATGACAACTATAACCGAATACGGTAAACAAAACATCTTTGCAAACGAAACACCCCCAAGACTTATGAACAACAACGAAGAAAACTTTATGATGGAACAAGCTGAAAGAACTAACGGTCAGCTTGCCATGATCGGTATCATCGCAGCTCTTGGAGCTTATGTAACAACAGGACAAATCATTCCTGGTGTATTCTAAATGAGCAACATTGCAATTTGGCAGCGAGCTAATGGTAGATTTGCCATGCTCGCATTCTGGGTGATTGCCGCATCCTATCTATTTACAGGACAAATAGTTCCTGGTATTTTTTAACCTTTATATAAATGACTACAGCCACACTAACAAAACCATTTGACAACTGGCAGCGTTTCTGTGACTGGACTACAAGCACCAACAACCGTATTTATGTCGGTTGGTTTGGTGTCTTGATGATCCCTGCACTATTAACCGCTGCAACAGCATTTATCATAGCTTTCATAGCT